CGATACCAACCCGGCTGAACGTCCTCCTTCGCCCAATACAGCCAACGGTGCTCTAGGATGACCGTCGGATTGTTGTCCGCCAGCGCCGATATCAGAACCCCTTTCGCCTGGGTCGGCGTCACCGGTGCAACAACGACCAGCCCGGGTATGCCCGCCAACATGCCGCTGAGAGATTTGCTATGGTGACACCCCTGCCCCCAACCGCGCCCAACAACGGCACGAATGACCAACGGTGCCCCGTACCCCGAGACGTACCGCTGCGACGCCAGCATGTTGACTATTTGGTCCATCGCCAACAGCAGGAAATCCGCTCGCAGGTGAACGTGCACCGGCTTCAGTCCCGCCATTGCCATGCCAATCCCGAACCCGGTCATGCCCGCCTCTGCTAATGGCGTGTCGAAACACCGATGCTCGCCGAACTGCTCCGCCAGTCCCAGCGTCGTGCCGAACGCGCCCAGATGGTCCGGCACCCCGATGCCGTACACGAACACGGTCGGGTCCCGTTCCATGCAAACCGCCAGCCCGTCTCGAATCGCTTCTGCGTATGTCATCTCAGGCATTCGCGTAGGTCCCCTTTCCGATATCGCCCGGAACAATCAGCTCTGCTTCCTTTGCCCGGTCAACCGCCGCCGCAATCCGCTCTTCTATTTTGCTTACCTTTTCCCGTGCTTCTTCGGCCAGGTCCAACGGCAGACTCATGGTCATTTGCAGAATCGGGTCGTTTGTGGTCCACAACGCCAGCCGTCCCAGCGCCCGGTATCCCGTCTCCGGGTCGTAGTCGGTCCCGACGTGCCGCAGATACCTGCAGCATTCCACGCACAAAAACCCAGGACCGCCTTCTTCGTCCATGGCCTCCACAACATAACTTGCGACATTTGCAACAGCCAAAACGTCATTACCATTTACGACCGCCGTCCGATTTATTCCAAAGAGAAATGTTGCCTCGTGCAGAACCGGACTAATACCAAACGTGCTCCTTTTGCTGATTGGCGTATGCACCGCCAGCCGATTGTTTTCACACACGAACAACACCTGGGACCCGTAGAGCTGGGCGATGTTCAGGCTTTCGTGAAAGACGCCTTCACCCGTCGCGCCGTCGCCAAAGAACACGACCGCCACCTCAGACGAACCGCGACACTTGAACCCGAACCCCGCACCGACGGCGATGGGAATCTGCGCGCCGACGATGCCAGACGACAGCCAATGCCGCCCGCCCGTAATATGCATCGAACCCGCCCTGCCATTGTTCGGTCCCAGCGTCTTCCCGTACAGCTCAGCAAAAAACCCCTCAATGTCTCCGGTGTTCGCCAGGTATGCTGCATGGGACCGATACGACGAAAATGTCACCGCCCGCTCCCCTAATGGGAACAGCACGCCAACCGCAACCGCCTCCTCACCCATGGACATGTGCATTGGGCATTTCATTTCGTCGTCAAAATACTCTGCCTGAATCGCCTCTTCACACCGGCGAATGGTCACCATTTTTAGGTACATTTCCAGCTGGTCATTTGCTGAGAACAACGTGGCCTCCTTTTTCCGTGAATCGTACCGGCACCTCCAGCAATCCCAGCAACGCCTCTCGAATCGCATCATGCCGTCCTGGGTCAGCACAGAACAATAGAAACCCGCCGCCGCCTGCACCGCACAGCTTCCCGCCCCAAGCGCCCGCGTCCATCCCCTTTTGGTACATGGCGTCTATCCGGTTGTCTGTTGCGTACGGTGAAAATCGCTTCTTTGCGTCCCAGGCTTTCCCGAGCAACGTCCCGAACGCATCGATGTTCCCTGAATCCAATCGAATGTGTGACGACGCCTGGTCGTAAATTTCCTGCAGCTCCGGTTGCCGGTCCCGAACCGCCTCCTTGTTCCGTTCCGCAACATTTTCGGACCGTTCAATACCAGTATAAAACAAGAGCAAGCATTGCTGCAACGCGTCTGAAGAAAGCCTTGTCCCAACCGAAAAATCATAACCCGGACCAAATGCGATTTGTCGCAATCCGCCGAAGGTTGAGATGATTTGGTCCTGCCACCCGCCCGCCTCTTTCATCATCGTTCGCTCAATTTGAATAGCTTCTCGGGCGCGTTGTATCGTCGACGGTCTCCAAGGCCCCTTCAACGCATCCAGCGCACACAGCAGAGCCACGACGAATGCCGAGCTCGACCCCATCCCGGACCGGGCAGGTAGGTCGCCTGCGTGCCGAATATCCAGCCATCGTTCGTCATCGAAGCTCAACCATTTCAGCGTTTCCCGGACCGCCGGATTCCGAATGTCGGCAATGCGAGACGGTTCTTCTGTGATGCGCCAGCTGACCTTGTGCTGACCGGGCCAGAATGGTGGCATCCACCGGACGATGACCCAGCACCAATAATCCAGCGCCGCCGACAGCACCAGCCCCTGGTTGCCGTTGAACCATTCCGGGTAATCAGTTCCTCCGCCAAAAAAAGCTGATGCGATATGGCGCTCTTGCTACTATCATTCGCATACTCCTCCTTCAAGACCGATTGTAATCGCATCTTGTGTCACTTTCCCGTGACAGTTTCTGCACAAAGAAATCAAATTGTCCATTACGTTATTTTGTTTATTTGCGTCAATATGATGAACGCACAAATTATAGCCAAGTTCTTTTCTTGTTCTCTGACAAATTCGACATTTGTGTCCATCCCGTTTGCGTATCTCTTTTCTTAATGCTTTACTAAAGCCAAGCCCATAGGGCTCTAGCGATACGCCACCCTTCCATTGCGGATTGCCGGACCCAGAAAACAACTTACTTAACTTCCGTTTCATGTGTTCAATTGTTTCTGGTTTGTGCCTTCGCCCATAAAACGGGTTTGTTTCTCCCATCATATATGCGCGGTTTTGCGGGTCAGCTAAATGTCTTCGCCGCCCTTCTGACATCCTCTTTTTTGTTTTTTCTGACCGCTTGCTTTTATCTGCGGCTTCAGACCTCGACCGTATAATTCCAAGCGGCACAAGCCTTCTTCGAACTGCAGAAAAAGAACTGCCGAGTTGTTTCGCGACATTGCTTAACGAAAGGCCAGCTTGATATAATTCTACAGCCCGTTCTGTCGTAAACGCCGCCCTGTTCCCGCACCCGATTGCATAACGCACTTCTGCAGAATAAACGTCTGTTTCGCCTTTATTCCAAGGAACATGGCCCTTCTGAAATGTCATGATAGCCTCCTAATAAAAGGTGCCCTTGTAAGAGGCGGTTGTTGTCTGGACAACAGCATATCTTACAAGGGCATGATATCTTTCTAACCGCATTCTGCTTGTTGTCCAGACAATTTATTATACCACAAGGCCATGGTTTTTTCAAGCGTCGTTTTTTTAGATATTGCCCCTCCACCAATCCAACAGGTCTCGCAGCGTCTCCTTCATCGTGTAGGTCGGCTTCCAGCCCGTTGCCTCCCGGAATGGCTTCGTGTCCGGGATTTGCAGCGTCACGTCCGCCGGGCGAAGAAGGTCCGGGTCCTGAACGATTTCTGCCGACGCCGGACTCAACGATAGCATGACCTTCAACATGTCGCCGACCGTTGTCGTTGTATCGCCACCGATATTCCAGACCGTGCCCGGTTCGCAGTGCTCAACCGCCAGCACATACGCCCGCACCATGTCTCGTACGTCGCTCCAGGTCCTGACGCTTTCCAGGTTCCCAACGGCGATGATGTCGGATTTGCCCGCCTCAACCAGGGCCAGCTGTCTCGCAAACCAGGACGCCACGAACACCCCGCCCCGCCGCGGTCCGGTATGCGTAAATGCCCGGGTTCGTATAGTCTGGACGCCGTGCAGCCGCCAATACATTTCAGCCGTCAGGTCAGCCGCCGCCTTGCTCGCACCGTAGGGAGACATCGGCTTCATCGGCTCCGCCGTGGTAATCGGCACCGTGTCCGGCTGCCCATATACCTCGCTGGACGAACAGACATGCACCGTCGCCTTGTTGGCAAACCGACGGACCGCCTCCAACAAATTCAACGTTCCGATGACGTTCGTCTGGTAGGTCATCACCGGCGCCTGATACGAAAACGGGACGAACGACTGCGCAGCCAAATGGAAAATGGTATCGTAGAGATTCCCGCTCCCGTATCCACGCCCCAGCACATCGACCAACGATGGGAAGTCGGTCAGGTCGCCGAACCGCAACCCGACCTTTCCATGCAAATGCCGAATGTTATCCCGCGGGCTCCGCCACCGCAGCAGCCCGTGGATTACAACACCCGGGCGGTGTTCCAGCAGGTAATCGGCCAGGTGACTGCCCGCCATGCCCGTAATGCCAGTTATCAGAACCTTTTGCATACACCTTTCTCCGCGACATTCCGCCACATGCCATCTGCAAACACCGCCACAAGCCCGGATTTGTTTTTGTGCCCGCGGTAGAATTCGATTCCGCCAGAATAGCGCACAATGAACCGATGCGCCGTAATGACCTGCTTGGCCCAACCATCCAGCCCAATCTTTGCCTCAACCGTGAATTTCTTTTGCCTTTTCATTTTGCCTCCATTGCGTTTTATTCTTCTTCAACCAAACCCGTTCTACACACGCTGACCCAGCTCCCATGAGACAAAGAGACTGCGGGCGTACTACTGGAATAACGATGAAAAACTAGCGCCCCGTTTGCCATGACATCAAACCCGCTGGCCTCTATCTCCCGCTTCACCCACTCAAGAAGAGACGTATGCAAGTTTAGTTCCTTCACAACAATATTATACTTCCACATGGTTCCTCCTGTACCACTCCACTGTCCGGCGCAGCCCTTCGTCCAACGTAACTGCCGCCTCAAATCCCAATACCTTTTTGGCGTGTCCAGTGGTCAACGCCCTGACTCGTGCCGTCTGTGGCCCGGCACCGAAAGACAGCTCTGGCTCGTGGCCAGTTATTTCGCTCAGCATAGAAATCACGTCACGAACCGACCAAATCGAACCCGTCGCAATGTTGTAGCATTCATACCGGTCGTTATGCTCCAACGCCAGCCGGACCGCCCTCGCCAGGTCACCGACATACAACAGGTCTCTCCGGTCCCGACCGTCACCCCAGACTTCGAGCGGGTCCATCCGTTCGACGAACTTCCTGACCATCGCCGCTACCATGTGCGATTTGTTCGGGTCGAACTTGTCGCCGGGTCCGTAGACGTTCGCCGGGCGAATCGACGCGAACGACATTCTCGGCTCAATACGATTTGCATACAGCCAGCCTTGCATTTCTGCGTACCGCTTCATGTGCCCGACCCACTGATACACCGGCTCCGGGTCACCGACGAACGACACCGCCTCAGATACCGCCGCGTCGCTCGCTGGGTACACCGTGCTCGAGCTCACGAATACGAACTTCGAGACGCCTTCTTCGTACGCCGCATGCATCATCCGTGTGTTCATCACCGTATTGTCGACAACGTGCAGCAGTGGGTTGTTGACTATGTCCTTCGCCCCAGACGTCACCGCCGCACACATGACGACCGCCTCCATACCCCGGCATGCCCACCGGCTCCCCGACTCGCCGCGCAGGTCACCGTAGTAATTCTCAAACCGCTCATCGTCGAAATCAGGCAATGTCTTATAACACCCCTTCCTGACTTCGTGCCCGGCTGCCAGCAACTCTTCGCAGACGTGTGACCCGAGGAAGCCGCTGCCGCCCGCCACAAATACCTTCATTCTTCGTCCTCCTCCGGCTCTTCTTGCTCGACCGGCTCCAAGACATCGTCGATGAATACGCCGTCCTCCCACCGCAGAACGTGCACCCTATTCCCCGCCTCCGCCAGCTGTTGCAACACCGGGAATTTCACCGTGTAATGAAACAGCTCGATGCCCTTCCGCGGCGTACCCGTGTACAGACCCTTCTTCCCCTTTTCCTTAAATACTAGATATTCCTTCGACATCCGCCGCCTCCTTGTCTCGTTCCGACAGAATCGGGTCGTCACCCCACAACGGCCATTTAATGCCGACCGCCGGGTCATTCCATCGAATGGTGAATTGGTTTTCCGCCCCTTCGTAGTACGTCGACTGCTTGTAATGAAAAGTCGCGCTTTCCGTGAACACCAGGTGCCCGTTCCCAAATTTGGGCGGTATCAGGACCTGGTGCCCGTCACCCGCCGTTAGAAAAACAGACGTCCATTTGTACCGGTTCTCGTCTTGCGGTCGGTTGTTGACCACGACCAGATAGAAACACCCGCTCAGACACGACACCAGTTTCCACGTCCGGTCATCGCCGTGTATCCCGCGCAGAACGTTCCGCCGGGAAATGGAGACGTCATCCTGCACCCATTCGATTTTCGGAAACAACAACCGGTACAACGATGGATGTGGAAATCGTTCGTCCCATGCCGCCCGCAGCGCCTGGTCATAGAGCTCCTTATTCCACGTTTCCATGTAAATGCCGCGGTCGTCTTGGTGCACCGTCGGCATGAACAGATGAACAACCCCAGGCAGATTTTCGTCGTTGTGGCATTTCATGCGAAGTAGTCCTTCCGTTTCTCGTCGTGGTTTCGCTGGTACCAAACCCACAAATCAGCCAGCCCCGCCTCCAGGCCCATTCCAGGTGTCCAGCCCAGTTCTTTGTGCGCCCGATGAACTGTCAAAACCCGCCGATTATCAGCGCCTTCTTGATTCCCGAATTTGTATCGAGCCCCGGTTATTTTGCTCAGCAAATAACACAGGTCAGTAATGCTATAGGTTTTGCCGCCGCCCAAGTTCACAAAACCAGGAAACGTGCCGTGTTCCATGGCCAGCAAAATGCCCCGTGCCACGTCTTCCGAATGAACGAAATCACGGCGAGCCACACCTGTCCCATACACCGGGACAACGTTCCCGCCGTTTTTCAGGACCCCGTACGTCTTCTCAATCAGCGCCGGTATGACCATCGCCCCGTCGCCGAACCGGTCTCCTGGCCCATAGACGTTCGACGGGCGAACAATCGGCACGTGGTACAAGAATTCGGTTTCGTACGCCCTGCACTGCAGCTCGCCCATCCGCTTTGCCCAGCCCGGGTAGTAGTCCATCGGTCGACTCGTGAAATCAAAATCTTCTTCGTCCGAATACAACCCTCTCTGGTTCGCTTCGTATGCCCCGATGCTGGAGACGTACAGACACCGGGCGCCTATTCGGTATGCCTCCGCCAGAACGTTCGTATTCATCTGCAGCAACGGCACGAAGAATGACGCCGGTCGGTCCTTCGTGATTTGCCCGGACGCCTTCATGCCTGCCACGTGAAAGACGAACTCCGCACCTGCCAGGGAATTGTGAACGCGTCTCGTGTCGCACAAATCGCCGACCCAGTAAGTGACGTCCACCACCGGCTGAACGTTGTCCAGGGAAACGCTACTCACGTTGGCTCCCTGTTCGACCAGCAACTTGCAGACCTGGCGCCCTATCATCCCGGAGCCCCCGGTCACAACACATTCTCGCCCTTCGAACATGCTCACGCCAGCCTCCCGTATTGAATCAGCGTTGCCCCCGCAGCCTTCGCCGCAGCCACGTTGCACTGCCCCCAAATGTCGTATATCGTCTGGTCTTTGCGGAACACCAGCCCGCGGTATTCCGGGTCCATGTTGGCAATGAACACGACACCGCAATCGTTAACCAGCGTTTGTGCGCTTGAATAATCACCCGGCAGAACCGGGTCATACCAGCCATGCGACAACCCGCCGCTCCGCATTTCGTCGACCAGGTATTGACCTACGGATTCGTCCGTCACCGTCGTTCTGGATTTGAACGCTATGCCCAACACCCCGACCTTCGTCTCTCTTCGTTCCAGCTCAAAAATGATACTGTTCACCGAACGCCCCCAGACCGTTCGATTTACGCTTCCAACCGCGTCAGCAAATGGCTCCCGCTTGTCTGCCGCCCTCGACTCCAAGACCCCAAAAGCCCTGACGTCTCTCGGAAAACACGGGCCTCCGTACGGCCCGCCCGCCCGCATGTATTTCGTGTTGATTCTCGGGTCACAGCCCAACGACTCTACGACTTCGTCCACGTCTCCGCCCCAGGCATCACAAACGTGCGCCAGCTGGTTCGCGAATGAGATTTTTGTCGTCATCCAAAAGTTCAGGGCGATTTTGGCGATTTCCGCGCTCACCGTATCCGTGACAATGATATTCGGAATTTTCACCGTGTACCGGGTGAACAGCAGCCGCATCGCCCGTCCCGCATGTGGAGATTCCGTCCCGACCAACGCGAATGGCGGCGACGCAAACCCAGACACCGCGTCACCCAAAGCGATGAACTCTGGGCAGTAAACCACCGGGCGCCCGGTTACAACTGCTATCCGTTCGCATGTCCGAGGCATGACCGTGCTCGATATCACGATGATATGGTCCTTCAGCGGTACGTCATTCTTGTTCAGAATGTCGTTGATATCCCGAACAACCTGCCCAACGATATGACCCTGAAAAGCGCCTTTTTCGTCGGTCGGCGTTGGCACCAGGACGAACGTCATCGAACTGCTCAGAACCGCCTCGGCCAGGTCGGTCGTTGCCTTCAGGTTCGTCCCTGCCTGCAGCAGACATTCCGCCAGCCCAGGTTCGTAATGCGTCGGCTGAAGGTGATTTGTGCTGTCGACAACGTCCTGATTCGTGTCGCACCCGAACACCCGAATACCCCGGGCAGCCAACACCGCCGCGAACACACCACCGAGTTTGCCCAAACCGACTATTGATACATCCATGCGTCTCGTCCTTCCCGTAGTCTAGGAAACGTGTCCAATAGGATTCCATACAACTCGACCGCTCTGCGTTGCCATGTATGACATGATAACACATTCTGCTTTGCGTTGCCCGCGATTCTTTTCCAATCGTCACCGGTGAACGCGTCCAGCAGCGCCATCCGGACCTGGGCAGTGCTTTCATACGATAATATCGGCACGTCAGCCGGTTCCCATTGGGCGTACGTTTCGCTGCAAGGCCAGGTGAAAGCCAGATAATGCTGGCCTTCCTCGAAATGCTCGCCGCTCACCAGAGGCAGTCGATTCCCCACGAAACAGCACCCGCTCGCTGCCGCGTCGAAAATTCTCGGCGGTCTTGTCAATAGCGTCCGGTTCATGTGGACGACGACCTTCGTCCGGGCCAGCAGCTCCGCGTATTTGGTACCGACATTCTCGCCGTCCGTCGTGCCGTATGTCAGCCCTTCTGAAAGGCAATACGCAGCCAGCCACGCGTCCAGCGCCGGGCGTTCTTTGTTCCACCCGTAGACGCAGTAAAATCCGACATCGGTGTCTTTCGTCATGCCCCGGTCCCGGTAATACCGCTCATTGACCGCGTACGCCAACCGCCGGACCGGGATTCTTTTACGCATCGACCTTTCCCATCGACCCAAGTCGTCATGGTCCAACAGCACCAGGTCCGCATTGTTCCATGCCCGTTCAACGCGGCGGGTAAAATGCCCATTGGTCAGCGTCGGGTACAACGCGTACATAACCACGTATGGCAAATATCCGCTGTGCTCTTCCGGTGAAAACCCAGCATAGTCCTTGTATTTGCCATCGTCCCAGAACACGATATCGTAGCCGCGCAACTCGTGCAGGTCCTGCTTGAACCCCTTCTCCACCGGGAAATGTTCAACGACAAATTGTGGAACATCGTAGGAGAACATCCCATCAATGCGCGCCTCCCCGCGGTACCAATCGTCCCGGTGAAACAATGCCACCCTAATCGGTTTCATCAGCCTTCCCTTTTTTTGTCTTGATGCCGAAAGCCAAACCAACCGCAGCCAGCGTTTTGTTGGCGCCTTCTTTGTAGCCCATCGTGAACGATTGAGCCACGACGCTTCCGCTGTCATCCGTTGGCGGCGGTTGAATCGCCCTTTCTACACTGAGCAACACGTTCAGAATGTCCTCACGGAAAAAAATACGTCCCTTGCCATCAGAACTTCCTCCTTTCCCACGGTTTACACGCCAGCAAGTGAGTCGAATGGCTGGCGAAAAGCTGCAAATTCTCTAGTCGATTGTCGTCCTTTCGGTGATTCCTGTGGTGGACGACTTCGCCGTCACGCAAAGACCGACAAATCTGGGCTTCCATCACAAGGTCATGTTCCATCACCCACGGCCCACGCGTATGCCATGCTACCTTAATCTCGACATACCCCCTTTTAAGTCGCTTGGCCCCCTCTGGTCTATAATTCCAGCGGGACTCACCTCTGCATCTACTTGCTGCGACTTTGTGGTTTTCGCGGTGTTCTGGCGTCCAGCCCTCTTGTGTTACCTTGGCCTCTTTGAGAGTACGTATCTGAATGCCAGCGGCGTGCAGGCGTCTCCACACGGTCGTGCGAGAGACACCCATCCTAGCGCCTACCTCTTCCATTGATAACTTTTCCTCGCAATACAGATTCCTCAAGGTTGTTTTGGCAAACATCACTTTTTCTCCCGTTTGAATCGTTGCACCGCCGCCCATGCTTCTTCACTATCTGAACGACCAGCAATCATTCCCCTCCAACGACGTGCAACCATAGGATAGTGTAGAACGCCCGCTGTGTATTGTCGTGGATTTTCAACATAGCGGCAGATAGTGTTCCATACGTTAGTCAGGACCATCATCTTCAGCGGTCGTTTCCACAGCGCCCGCAGCAACGCCGCCTGGTCCCGTTTACCCCATTTCTGCCATTCGTCGTGCCACAGACGAAAGAACTCCCTGGTTCTGGCGTTCCGTTGAAATCCGAACACGCCCCCATTCAGCTGGATGACTTCACTCGTCCCGATTTGGGCAAAGGTCTCTTCGCATTCGTCCTTGTTGTCCGTTCGAACCATCTTCCGTGCCGTGTGATATTTGCCCGGGTTCGTGCAGATTACGAAATCCCACCCCTGCACCAGCAGGTCATACAGAAATGTCACATCGGCGACGATTTCCGTGTCTGCATCCAGGTACAGGATATACTGCCAATCGTCTGGCGTCAAGTCAAAGATTCGCGTCTTTGCGTACCGCCCGCCAATGTCCACGTCCTTGCACTCTACAAAATGATTCTCGCCCGCGTTCAGCGGTTTGTCACTCGCCGCCGCTATCTCAATTCCCCCGGGCATGTGCTCCCGAAACGATGAAATCATGCCCGTCGCACAGTCCCGCGCCTGGTCGCCGTACGCCACGCAATACATGCCCCGCTTCCCGTGTCGCGAGCTCTCAACCGTCGACATCGGTCCGGTTCCCAGCAACTCGTCGAACGCCAATGCATGCCCCGCCGCCCAGGTCCCTGGCGTATATACTTGCGTCACCCGCCGCAGGGCGTTCAGGTCGGCGTCTTCCGGGAAGCCGTTCATCCGGTCGTCAACCGCCGACTGCAACACCCGCTCCATTCTGTCGTAGTCTCCGCAGTCGTAGCGGTAAATCCCGTTTATGTTCGGCAACTCGTCCAACAACCCGACACCCCTGGGAATGACAACCGGCACCCTGCACGCCATCGCCTCCAACGGCCCCATGGGATTGCCCTCAATTCGTGACGTGCACAGAAACACGTCCAGGCTATTGTAAAATTCAGGCAGTTCATTTACCTGACGCCTGCGACAATCCGCCACCGGCCAGCCAACGCCGCTCGCCACGAACTCGGCGCCGATTCCGGCCTTCGACACTTGCAGCAATAAATCCTCACCCTTGCGCCCGCCAGGGTAAACAAAACCAGACACTCCTACTCGTATCGTGTCCCGCCGGGACATTTCCGCCGGTCGGAATAGATTCCGGTCGACGGGCGGGTCGACCTTTGCCGATGGTCCGTAGGTCTCCAACATTTCCAGGTATTGGCGCGCCGTGGTAATGCGCAGGTCGACCGTACTCGCCGCCATCTTCCACCATGCCGGACGATGCCCAGCGTCATCGTAATGGGTGAAATAGGCTGCCGTCGGTGTAAAATGCCAATCGCTGAACCGCTCTGCGTAATCAATGTAAACTACAAAGTAATTCAGGTCGGCACTTTTTCGCGGCTCCGTGCCCGCGGTCCAGCCGTTCTGTTCGACCAGCACCTGCGCCAGCCGTGGTAGGATTTTGTCGCTCGTGCCCCAGTCCCGGCAGACCACCTGAATATCCATCATTCTCCTTCCGGCTTTTCGTCCAACACAAGCCAGCCGTTTCGACAGAAAACGTCCATCAGTGCAAGCGCCAGAATGTCGAGCTCGTCGTGGTTCTCCTTTTTGTTGAAGGATTCCAGGTGCAGCCCCAACCCAATCCCGTGTAGAATTTCATGCAGCAGTGTATGGAAAATCTCTGCGTTCGGCGCTTTCCCGTTGTCATACACTCGAATCGTTCGGGTCCACGGGTCCAGCTGTCCCCAGAGTGACATTTGTCTTCGAATGTCCACGTCAGCTGGGTTGTTCATGTAATCGACCGTGTACACGATACCCATGATATTGACCGTGCTTGGCTTGTCCATCTTCACTCCTTCAGTAGCAAAATCAAGAACACCATTTCGAACACAAACGCAATCGAATAAGCCCACAAAAGCCAATCCTGATGTCCAACAAAACGCCCCACAAATACCAAAGCAACGAGCGTTCCCGAACTCGCAATCAAGCCACCGGCCTTGAACTTATGGCTGAACATTCATTCTACCTCCGCGCCGCCGCCCCAAAATGATGCCGTATCGCCGGGCCACCGTTCCACGGTCGACCGAACAGCCACAGCCGGACCGGACAGAACCGAAACGCCAGCAACAGCGCGCCTTGGTCCGCACCGCCCTGCAGCCACCAGACCATTCCCCATCGCTCGAACAGGTCCCGGGTCCGGTCGTTCTTTCTGACCCACATGACGCCCGCCTGCAAAACCAATGCCGGGAATCCCCACCATTTCAACACCTGCTCCCGGTCCCGTTCCGAACAATGCCACAGCCAGTCATGGCCATCCTGGTTTTCCGACGGCGCCATGACCATATCCCAGCCCGCGTCCAACACGTCGAACCCCGGCGAAACGTCCGCCTTTGGCCTGGTGTCTGCGTCCAGATACAAAGTGCTCTCAAACGGAGACAGAGCTGGCAGGCTCAACTTCCCAAGACGGGCGCCCGGGTCGGCTAGGACATCATCGGCCATTGGAATGTGGATGTCCTCTATGCCCAGCGGCTTGTTGGATATCACCGCCACCGGCAACGCCGAAACCCGCCGCAACGCGAGAATACTTTGTTGCGCCTCCCGCCGGGCATTATCGCCCTGTGCCACGTAGACGACGCCTCGCATCAGTGTCTCACCCTCGCGCCCACTTCCAGGTCCTTGAGCGGTATGCAGAATATGCCGCCCGCCTCGTACCCATCGTAAGCCCAGCAAACCATCTTGGCATCATTGTCTATGAACCGGATAACGGTTTCATACGCGCCGATGCGCGCTTCTCCCTGGACGACAATCCGCAGGTCGTTCTCACCGGTATCGGTAGGTTGTTCCAGCTCCCCGCGGTCTTCTACACGTTGGCAGCAGACAAAGGTAACCAAAACAAACAGCACCATCGCCACCCAAACCCAGCCCCGTTGCATATCCCGCGGCGTCAAATCTTCTCTCATCCTATCGCCTCCCGCCATTCCTTCTTCCACCAGTCATGAACAACCAACCGCCTCGCTCGCCGGTCCGGCATGTACTGCAGCCCGACCGCGTTCTGGTTGTCGCGCCAGAATCGTTTGAACGAAACCCGCCGGGCGCGTCGTCTCTCGATGTGTGCATTCTGTTCCAGCCGCCGCCAGTAGTTTCTGTCTACGTGCTTCGCCGCCGGTGGAAGTTTCCGCAACGCCGCGCTCGCCCATTGTCGCAGTCCCATCAGTTACCTCCTTCATCGAATTCGGCTCGGTCGTCAGTCCACGTGCAGGGCAGCGGCAGAATCAGCGGCTTCGCCCGGAACACCGCCCGCAACAACGACAGCCGTCGGTCCGGTCCGTCGACCCGCTCCTCTTGCCAGCAAGCCATCAGGTATTCGGTCTTGTCGTTTCGCCTGACAAACAAAAACGCAGGATTGTAGACGGGTACCCGAAGGTCACCGACCAGCTCCTGCGTTCGTTCTCTTTCCGTATTCGTGCCCATCCCGATGGCCATCTGTTCGTATGGAAACAACGGGACGGCAACCTCGAATGTATCCAACAACAGCATGCCCGTGGTCAGCCATCGTTTGGGCAACGCAACTTCAGGATTCCAGAGAAGCGTTTTCTCCCACGGCAACTGCGGCTCGCCTTCTTGAACCGCAATACTGTCCTCTCCGATGTCGACCAACACCTGCCGCCCAACGTCATGATGGTCCAGCAACAGGACCCCTACGTCACCTTCACGGTTGAACGACCCCACGTCGAACTTTATGGCTTCTGCCTCACGCCGCCCAATCCATAGGTTCGCCGTTTGTTTCCCGACATCCATCCAGTCGCCTGGGACATGGGGCCTCATGACCCCGTGAATCTCAATCTTCTTCCGGACCAGCAACTTGACCCACATGACTATACCTTTCTTTCGTTTCGCCAACTCCAGACAAAGGCATCACCAATGAACCATAGCCATAGACCTTCCCAAAACCGCACCTGAAATAGGTGCCGATTCTCTCGCTGTATTCCTCGTATCGTTCTCTCTTTGTTCAGCCTGACCCACATTCGGCGGTCCTTTCTGGCATTCTTTGCCCAAATTCTGGACGTTCTAAAATTCCATTAAGGTTCGTGACTGATATGTACTGCCAACGATTCGAACACGTACCCGACTGAATGTCTAATATCGTTGTGAGAGACTTTCTCCCGAATCGAGTCCTGTTTTTGGTTGCCCTGTCTACACACAAACAGCGGGCGCAGGGAGACTCTCCCTACACCCGCTATTATAGCACATGTCCAGCCAGCCGTCAATACTACTACGGAATGACTTCGGTCCAGTTTGTGGTCCCGACTGGGGCGAACCGTGGAACACGCCCATAGAATCGGTACGAAATCACACACGCCGCGACTGCCACGACAACGCGAACGCCGACAAACACAAAGCGATTGGTGACGTCCAGCTCTTCCGCCCGCAATTCCATGGCGCAATCGCTATTGACATCCCCGCCAGCCTGTGTCAGCTGGGTGAACGCCTTACCGGTGATGGCCTTGGCCCCTGTTCCTGCCGACGCTGTCGCCTGCCGTAGCTGGACATCCAACGTCGCACCCGCGCCCATGTTCACGACATTGAGAATCAACGCGCCCCGGTGGTAGTTGGCAACCGACGCCCATGGGCTATCGTATGTGCCTGCCGCCAGAGTGATATTGTTCTCCGTGATAATCGGGTTGTTCATTTCCGAGAATTGTTCTGTGAAATTTGACATCGTGCCCTCCTAAAAGGTCCTGCTGTGTTCCCGACTGGCGAAGGCTAAGTCGCCCATAGTCAGTTATGGCGCAACCCGCCCACCGTTGGACGGGTCCGCCCTCCCTGTGTTACTTGTTATCGCTAGGTGCTCTTTCCGCCCAGGATGACGAATGGCGAAATCGTGCTCGTCCCGTCCTGCAGCGTCAGTTCTGTGGACAACCATGGCTGCCCATCGACCCGGTGAACCATCCGCCAGCTTGTTTGGTCGTACTGCCAGCGGTCAAACTGCGTGCTTTCGATGGTCGTCGCTTTGCGGTCCCCAATCAGATAGTACTTGAAGTCCGCCAGCAACACATCGCCCGGTTCGCCGATTCTCGGGTTCTTTTCCGAGAAGATGACGGGATATCCCAGAAGCGTCGCAGGCTGCCCGGTGATGGCGTTGCCCCAAATGTAGCTGGGGTTGCCCGTCGGACCGTTCAGCTGCAGCAGGTCACTCAACAGTGACTGACTGATGACCCAGACGCCGTTCCCG